ACGAAAAGCGTATTCTAAAATTAAAGAAAGAAAATATTTCTTTTGAAGTATTAGGCATTGCTATTCTAGACTATTTGGATTTGTATAAAAAGTTCACATATAATGCACAAGAGTCCTATAAATTAGATCATATTGCTAAAGTAGAATTAGGTAAAGAAAAATTATCATATGAAGAATATGGGTCGTTCTCAGATTTTTATAGAAAAGATTGGCAGAAGTTTGTTGAGTATAATATTCGAGACGTAGAACTTGTTGATCAACTTGAAGATAAGATGAAGTTAATTGAACTTATCCTAACAATGGCATATGATGCGAAATGTAATTACATTGATATTTTCTCTGCAGTAAGAACCTGGGATTGTATTTTATATAACCAACTACTAAAGAAAAATATTATTGTTCATCAGCGAGAGGATAAACCTGGTAGACAAATTGCAGGCGCATACGTTCAGGAACCTATTCCCGGAAAGTATAATTGGGTAGTATCATTTGATGCGACAAGTCTGTATCCAAGTATTATTATGCAATATAATATGTCTCCAGAAACACTTGTTAATACTCCAAAACACTTTGACATACAAATTAAGGATCTTCTTAAAGGCGAGGATGACTTATCAGATTTGCAAGAATCCGATTATTGTATGGCATCTAATGGTAGATGTTTTACGAGAACTAAACAAGGTATCTTCCCTGAAATTGTTCAAAAGTTATTTAATGATAGAAAACAGTATAAGAAGTTAATGCTTGATGCAGAAGCCGAGTATGAGAAAACAAAGAATCCTATCTGGCAAAAAGAGATATCAAAGTATAATAATTTTCAGATGGCTCGAAAGATTCAGATGAATTCTTTATTCGGTGCCTGGGCTAATGAGTATTTTAGATTTTATGATTCTAACATTGCCGAGGGCATCACACTAACAGGTCAGTATATTATTCAGAAAGTGGGCAGAGATCTTGACGCATACCTAAATAAGATTTGCGGAACAAAAGATCATAGCTACTCATTCTATTCTGATACTGATTCTTGTTATGTTACCTTCGCTCCTCTTGTGGAAAAATTCTATAAAGATAAAGATCCAGAAAAGATTGTAGATATTCTTGATGAAATATGCGAGGGTAAGATTCAGGAGATTCTAAATAAGAGTTGTAATCAAATTGCAGATTATACTAATGCTTTTGATAAGAAGATTTATTTCAAAAGAGAAGCAATCGCAGAAACAGGTGTATGGGTAGCTAAGAAAAGATATGCCTTAAATGTTTATAATAACGAAGGGGTTAAATATTCAGAACCTAAGTTAAAGGTTATGGGATTAGAAATTGTTAGATCTTCTACACCCGAACCGATTAGAGATGGATTACGTACGGCAGTTAAACTTGCACTAACATCTGATGAACAAACACTACAAGATTATATACGAGTATTTGAATCAGAATACAGAAAAATGAAACCTGAATTAATTTCCTTTCCTCGAGGCGTTAATGGAATAGGTAAATATACAGATAGAGCAGCCATATATAAACAGGCTACACCAATGCATGTCAGAGGTGCACTATTATATAATTTTTACTTGGACAAATATGATCTTGGTAAAAAATATGAAAAAATTAAAGAAGGCGATAAGATTAAGTTCATATATCTTAAGGAACCTAATACTATCGGTGAAAATTGTATAGCTTTCAATACTATTATACCGCCAGAATTTGATCTGCTGAAATTTGCAGATTATGATACCATGTTTGAGAAGTCATTCTTAGAACCTATGAATACAATATTAAACGGAATAGGATGGTCGGCTAAACCTCAAGCAACCCTAGAAGGATTATTCGGATGAAAAAATTACTAGTAACATTATTTGTAGCATTAGTTGCTACAGGATCTCAAGCATGGGATCAGCGTCAACCATTGCCTCCAGAACAATGTAAAGTACATAGCCCATTTGGTTTTGCAGATAGTGCAAAGAAATATACACCAATTTGTCGTCAAGCATATTTTGTGGCATATGATGCTTCTGCAAAAATTCCGGCATATGTGGCATATACATTAGAGCCAAAGAATGCTCTTGGTTGTATTGCAAGAACAAATGCCTTTGTTGCAGACCAATCCATCAAGAATGGCCCTGTTCCAAAAGATTACGCAGGTACAGGATATGACAAGGGTCACGTATCCCCTGACGGAGATTTAAGCTGGGATCAACAAGTGGAATATGAATCATTTCTAATGACAAATATGGTACCACAGGCAGGTTCATTGAACAGGGGTATTTGGAAATTGCTTGAAACATCTGTTCGCGCATGGGCAGTTCAATTAGATGCACCTTATACAATTTACGGTGGTGGTATCTATAATGATACAAACAAGAAAATTGGTTCAGGGATTATTGTACCTCATGCATATTACAAGATTGTAATCAATCGAAAAACAAATGAGTATGCTGCTTGGATGTTTCCTCACGTTGGACCTTATCCTAATTTGGGTAATGATTTAACAAAGTTTAGAGTACGTGTTTCGGATGTGAACAAGGGAGCAAAGATTGCATTTGGAGTACCACCGAATGGTAAGGAATTACAACCAGGTAAAGAGTGGCCTGTTGACTTTGGTAAACTAACCAAAGATAAAAGAGCAAAATGCGGCGGATCCGCATCTGCGGATTGATCTTTTTACTTGACAAATACAGCGTTATATATTATAATGTACTATATACATAAGGAGATACTATGTCATTACTTGATAAATTGAAGAAAAATACGACAATCAAAGAAACAGAAGTTTTAAGTAAATCTAAGTTCTTTCAAAAGAAAGATATGATTCAAACTTCTGTTCCTATGATCAACGTGGCGTTGTCAGGAAGTTTAGAAGGTGGCTTGACCCCAGGCTTAACAGTTTTTGCTGGACCTTCCAAACATTTCAAGACCGCCTTTTCATTATTACTTGCGAAAGCTTATTTGGAAAAATATGAAGATGCTATTTTATTGTTTTATGATTCTGAGTTTGGTAGCCCTCAGTCTTATTTCGATAGTTTTGGAATTGACACGAACAGGGTACTACATACCCCTATAACTGATATTGAACAATTAAAGTTTGATATCATGAGTCAGATTAATAATATTGAGCGTGGCGACCATGTTCTTATTTGTATTGACTCTGTAGGTAACCTTGCATCTAAGAAAGAAGTTGATGATGCACTTGAAGGTAAATCTGTTGCAGATATGACTCGTGCTAAACAGATGAAGTCGTTATTTAGAATGATTACTCCCCATTTGACCATTAAAGATATTCCAATGGTTGTTGTTAATCATACATATTCGGAGATTGGTTTGTTCCCCAAACAGATTGTATCTGGCGGAACAGGCATTTATTATTCTGCATCCAACATCTTTATTATTGGTCGCCAACAAGAAAAAGATGGTACAGAGGTTGTCGGTTATAACTTTATTATAAATGTAGAAAAATCTAGATTTGTAAGAGAAAAATCTAAGATTCCGGTTGAGGTAACATTCGAGGGTGGTATTAGTACTTGGTCTGGTCTATTAGATGTAGCAATTGAAGGCAAATTTATTGTTAAGCCATCCAATGGCTGGTACTCCAAAGTAGATATGAAGACCGGCGAAGTAGAAGATAAAAAGTATCGTGTCAAGGATACGTATACAAAAGAATTCTGGATGCCTGTACTTCAATCAAAAGCATTCAGGGATTATATCGAAGGTCGCTATAAAGTAGCATCTATAGATATCGTTGGAGAAGAAATGGCAAATATAGACATAAGCGAGGAGTTCGAACATGCAAGTGAAGTATGAACCATGGGTTCTAAAAACAGAAGACAATGAAGTCTGGGGCGTGAAAATTCTAGATGGCGAGTTTGCGGGTTGCGCATTTGCCATTAATGAACTAGATGAACAAGATAATACCAAAGAATTGATGTTGGACTACAATGTAGTTCAACCTCCAGAAAATAAATCCGTCGAAGACGCTAGCGGACCCAATTTTGATGCAGTACTAAATTTCATTATTCAAGACATTTTACAAAAGGCAATTGATGAATACGAAAATCGAAAAGGTAATCTTACAGAACCTGGCGAATGATGATGTTTTTATGAGAAAAGTGATCCCGTTCCTAAAGCGGGATTACTTTATTGACAACAACGAAAAGATAGTTTATGATAAGATTAAGAATTTTATAGATGAGTATAATGTAATACCTACAAAGGATGCTTTGGTTATTGCAGCTCAAAATGATAAAAGCTTAAACGAAGATCAGTATAAAGAAGTTGTAGAACTTATACATGATCTTGAACCTACAGACCATAATAAAGATTGGCTGTATAAAGAAACAGAAAAATTCTGCAAGGACAAAGCAATCTACAATGCTATTTTACAATCTATTTCAATTATAGATGGTAGAGACAAAGCAAGGTCTGAAGATGGTATTCCTCAGCTTTTGCAAGATGCACTGGGAGTGTGCTTCGACAATAATGTTGGGCATGATTACATTGAGAGCGCAGACAAGCGGTATGAATTCTATCACCGCGTAGAGTCTAGAGTTCCTTTTGACTTGGAATACTTTAACAAAATTACTAACGGTGGAATGCCTAATAAGACATTGAATGTCTGTTTGGCAGGAACAGGTGTCGGTAAGTCTTTGTTTATGTGTCACGTTGCAGCCTCGGTATTAGCACAAGGCAAGAATGTTTTGTATATTACTTTGGAGATGGCTGAAGAAAGAATTGCGGAACGTATTGATGCAAATTTAATGAACATTACCATGGATCAGCTTAAAGATCTTCCTAAATCTATTTTCGATAATCGTATTGAAAAGATTAGAGCAAAGACAGAGGGAACTTTAATCATTAAAGAATATCCCACTACTGGTGCACACACCGGACACTTTAAAGCATTACTAAATGAATTACAACTAAAGAAACAGTTTAAACCTGATCTTATTGTAATTGATTATTTGAATATTTGTGCATCATCTAGATTTAAGGGTGGCTCTAATATTAATTCTTATACTTTGATTAAGTCGATTGCTGAGGAACTTAGGGGTCTGGCAGTAGAAGAGAATGTTCCTATTCTTTCTGCTACTCAGACTACTAGGGGAGGGTATGGTAACACAGACGTGGAACTAACAGATACTTCTGAATCGTTTGGTTTGCCTGCGACAGTAGACTTTATGTTTGCTTTGATATCCACTGAGGATATGGAAAAGATGAATCAACTCATGGTTAAACAGTTGAAGAATAGATATAACGATCCTACAACGAATAAGAGATTCGTAATAGGTGTAGATAGAGCGAAGATGAAATTATATGATCTTGAACAATCTGCACAAAAGGGATTGAGTGATTCCAACATAAAATATGATCCACCAAAAGAAACTGATAGACAAAAAGGCATCTTCGGAGATAACAAACGAGACTTCTCAAAAATAAGGGTATAGTATGCAATCACTGAAGAATACCAAATTGTCCGAAACAAATTTAAGATTAAAAGCAAATGTCGTTTTGAAGGAAATGGATAGTCCTATTCCAATGAACATTAAAGAATTGAAGGACATAAGTAAACTAGAATCCCACCAAATCATTGAAGGTATAGATTTAAATTATATTAAACATATAAATAATTTGTAGCAACAAGGGAGATCCTATGATAGTAAGTGTAAACGGAGCTAGAAATAGAGAATTAACTAAGTTACTTAAATTAGCAGCACAATCATTCGCTGATAGATTACTTTCCCCGCAACTAGAAAAGAACATCCAAGTAAAGATCAAAATACATGATCATTTGAAAGCTGGTGGCTTCTGCGATTTTGAAGATGAAGGTTTACCAAATCCTCGAAGTTTTAAAATAGATATTTGCCGAACAAAAAAGAAGATACATATGTTCTCAGTACTTGCACATGAAATGGTTCATCTTAAACAAATGGCAAAAGGTGAAATGAAAGACAAGTATGTTAAATCCAAATACATTACTGTTTGGATGGGGGATAGATACGAGGATGATGTTAACTATTGGGATCACCCTTGGGAAATAGAAGCGTATGGTTTAGAAAATAGTTTAGTTGCTAAGTTTTTAATTGAGCATAATCAATTCAAGAATCTTCGTCAGAAGCAGGAGAATTGGTTTGTGTATGAAGATGATGTTTTGGATGAGTGATGAGAATATATCATGTAGTTCAAACCTAATTATAAGGAGAAGAAAATGGAAAATTTTACATTTACATTTTATGATATAGTGCAGATTGTTTTATTGTTGGCAGCGTGTTGGGCTTGTAAGGCTTCGGGATATCAAAAGGGAATATCAGACACAATAGGATTTTTTGAGGATAAAGGAATTATAGAACTTACAGACGATCTGGAAATAGTCAAGAAGAAAGATTAATAATAAATTATTCCCCCAGCAAGGACTGGGGTATTTTTTTGGCTAAAAAATGCTTGACTCCGAAACCAAAAGGTGTTATAATTAAGAAAATGGAGAAACGGTTATGAACTTTTCTGTAGGTGCAGATATCGAATTGACGACTAAGTGGAAGTCTAACATTCTAGGACAGGAGTTTGACATTAAGTCCTTCAAGGGCAAAGTCGTTCCTAATCCAAAATGGCTAGACAGAGATTATTTGTCTCTTCATACAGGCAATCCGGAATATCCCATATCCTATATCCATAAGAAGTTTATAGTTGGGCATACTTTTACAGAAACAAGAAGCATAGCGCGCATATTTTCAGTCAAATCAAAATCTTCGGGCAAGACATATAATGTCATTTCCGAAAATGGTGAAGTTTCTTGTGATTGCGTTGGCTTCCAATTCCGTAGAATGTGCAAACATTCTGCTAAAGTTAAGTCGGTGTTGTGAAAGAACAACAGCGCCAAACTTTATGCTTGACACAGGATCGAATCGGTGTTATAATAGAGTTTGAGAACAGAAGTTTTCGGTGAAGTTAATTTTTTATTATTAAGGAGTAAGTATGTCAAATTTTACAGTAGCAGGTGTATCGACTCAGCACGGTATCACCAAAGTTCGTTTCGCGAATGACATCGTGTCTCGTACTAAAATCTTAGCAAAAGGTGGACATTCTCCACTCGAGCTTATCGAATTGCCCAAGCTAATGACCAAGGCTGAAGCATGCCAGCATCTTCTGGATGTAGGCGGTGTTTTCAATCAATGGGCAGAACTCATTATTGAGACTCAGGGTAAGAAAGAAGGCAACACTGTAGCAGCAACAAAGCCTGCTAAGAAAGCCCCAGCAAAAACTCCAGTTAAGGCACCCGCCAAGGCTCCAGTAAAAGCTCCAGCAAAGCAACCAAAAATTGCTAAGCCCGTAAAAGCAGAAGATGATCTTGAGATTACAGAGATCAAAACTCTTGCCGAAGTAATGGCAGAACCAGCATTAGTTTAATAGGAGAGCAGCATGCCTAATTGGTGTAATAATGTATTGACTCTTACACATGAGAATCCTGAGTTTATCAAAAGGGCAGAGGCTGCTTTTATTGAGGGTAAATTCTTAAATGAGTTTATCCCAGTTCCTGAAGAACTAACTAATCCCGATACCACAACCCATGGTGGTGATGAC